CTGGATTGTATTCGTATTCTGTTTCTAGCCAGTTCCATGTTTCGTCTAGCTTACCTACTTGCTCTTCAGGATACTTTAGCCATTCAAATCTGTGCAGGTATTTACCTGTTTGTTCTTGTATAAATTTAGGAGTTAATTTCTTGTTCAACCAATGCGAGCAGTTCCATAGCATTACTGAAGACCAGTTCTTTTTAGGGTAATCTTCATTGGTAGAACCTAAATATTTAACAGGATGCTTTGTTTTATAACTGTGCTTAACGACTTTGATTGCTTCGTCTGTATCAAAGTTAGTTAGTATCTCTGCAATGTCTGTTCGGCATATCATATCGCCATCTACAAATAGTGCGATACCTTTAAAGTTATTTAGATATGGAACTAGAAAGCGTGAATAGATAAATGCGTTACTACCGTCTGTATGTGTTTCTTTGTAGTCTTTTAAAGTGTTTAATGCTAATGGTGTAAAACTTACCGGTATAGATGACTTTTCTATAACTGACTGGCAAAAGTTATGATAAGCAATTGGTTCTACCTTGCCATCATATCCTACGTATATATCTAGTTTTACCACTTAACTTTGTTAGCCCAGTATGCTGCGGACATTTTTCCTTTTGCAATGTTTTTAGCGTGTCTTGCTTTAAATGACTTTGCTCTATCTGTATTTGTCTTGTCACCACTTACGCCTTTTTGTTTATTATAACCTGAAAATGTTTCCTTACCCTTCTTAATCATTTCTTTTTCTTAGCTGTCTTTGCTGATTGTTTAAATGCCATAGCTGTAGGTGCACCTTTAGACCCAACTTTTCTCATCTTTTCTCCTGAACCTGCTTTTATTCTAGCACGTTTAGCAGCGATATTACTATAGAGACCTGGTTTACTTGCCACGTTTAGCTGCCTTTTTCATAGGCTTAGCTGTCATAGCTTTACCTGTTTTCTTTGCGTATTCTTTAGCTTCTTTCTTACCTTTTTCTGTGTAAGCAAATTTTTTCATTCCGACCATTGGCATAATTATTTACCTTTCTTTTTAGACATACCGCTTGATGATAAAGCGATTGCTATTGCTTGTTTAGGAGATTTTACGACTTTACCACCTTTACCACTATGCAAACTACCTGCTTTAAATTCCTTCATCACTTTGCTGACTTTCGCCATCTTGCCTTTTTTCGTTGTTGGCTTCTTCATAGCTTTTCCTTAACTTAATAAATCTGTGGTCATATCTGCAATCATTACACAAGCTATACTCGGTGAAGTCAAAAGGTTCACCGCATTGTTCGCAAATAGATAGTTTCATAAAAAGAAAAAGCCCAACCACGGAGAGAGTGCAGTCAGGCTTTTGTGGGATTACGTTATTAACGGACAGGAGTTGTCCAACAAGTAGTATTATAGCATACTTTGCTATATCTGTTCAACAACATTATGCGTTTATTCGTCTTTCTGCTATTGTCAGCAAGTTATCGTATGCCATGTCCAATTGCCAGAAAAAGGCTAAAGGTGGCTTAGCTCCCAAGTATTTAGCATAAATAGCGTCTTGTTGTCCTTGTTCTAAGCTATGCACGATAGCGTGTATAGTTCTAATATTACTCATGTCCTGAGCTGAACACATCTCTTCAAACGCTTCTGAAGTTGACTCGCCTCCTGAAGACATGCCTATGCTTTTAGATGGATAACCTAGCTTGTGATTATCCGTCTTCATCCATAAAGCCCAATCCTCTAGGATGGACAATAAGCGTTCCATACTAATCATATTGTGTTAGCGTATAAGCTACGCTTTGCCCAAATGTTTCTTGTGTTGTTCTTTGTTGAAGGTTATGTTTAGCGTCATCTGCGTTGTGACTGATAACACCTTTTATTTGGTCTTCTGTGAAGTTTGCTGTGTGTCCAAATATACCTTGTAGTGGATGTGGTTGTGGAATGTAATAGTGCATAAGTCTATTATCTTTATCTTTGAATGCGTGTATATGACCCTCCATCTTCATGGTGACAAGTAAATTTTTAATAGTATTGTAATTGCCATCTACATGTGCTGCTATATCTTTTATAGCTTTAGGCTCTGTAAGGTAAGCTAGTATTTTATCTCTGGTATTCACGATACATCCTTAATTTTACAATGCCACTTCTTCTTATCGTCTTGATGCCAACCATGCACATGAATAGTCCAACCAGCTTCACGAACATGTCCTACGTTTTCATGGTCACCTATTTTCTTTACTCTAGCTGACATATTACCTGCTGTAGTTGTTTGTACCGCTAATACTTCTTTACCCTTTAAAGCTAGTAAGTCTATAAAGCCAAACAAGTCCTGTCTTATCCTTGCAAAACTATTCCAATGTTCTACTACTGCTACTGTGTATCCTTCTTCTCGTAATTTTTTAAGACTTAACTGCGTTGGGCTAGTTGCCATCAAATTGACTTTCGTTAGGTTTAGATGTTCCTTCTTTAAATCTTTTCTCTACATTACCGGTGGACTTATTAAGTTCGTATTCATAAGCGTGTGGTGATACGTCATCACTATTCTTTTCCTTTTTAAAAATCTTGTCCCAGTTATCTTGTGCTTCTTGTTCAGAAATTAACAATGGTCTTCTTCCAGAACCTTTACCCATTACTTTACCTCCAAATGTCCGTTTTCAAATAACCAACCTATGGTGCGTCTATGAGCATCTTCCCATAAGTTTATTCTTTCTTCTCTACTTAACTCATTGCTACTATCCATCATAACATGGTGCTTATGGCAGCAGTAACAGATGCGATAATCTTTTGCCTTAATTCCAGTACCCTTACCATCACGCAATTGGTTACTATGACAGGCTACCACAGTTCCATCATTGCTACCACATAGAACACATGGTGCATCTTTAGCTAGTTTAAGTAGTTTAGGGTTTCTATAGTTCATTTATTCTTTGACCTATCCATTTCATTACAGGAACTGCCATAGAATTACCTAATGCTTTATAGCGAGTAGTATCACTTGATGTTGAAGTGTTAGTGTAATTATCAGGAAAGCCTTGTAGTCTTTCACATTCCATTGGGGTTAGTCTACGAACTTTTAAATTACTACAAAAACTTTTTGCACCTTTATAATCAGTTGCAGTTAAAGTTGGAAATGTATGTAAATTTTCATTAGACCATAAATGTATATTACGCTCATCTAATGTAGCATCAATGTGAATAACATCTTGCTGATGTTTTCCAAATTTAATTAAATTGTTTGTCATTACTGATGGACCTGATGAAACACCACCACCTGTAGTAGTTATTGTTGCTGTAACATCACCTTGAATAGTTCCATTGTATGTGTCTACTGCATAAGTTCCAACATTAGCCCTTGTTAAAGTATTTGATGTATCAGTTTCATTTACATATAACCCACCATTTGGTCTGTCTTTTCTTGTGCCATTTGCATCACAAAAAGTAATGTTATAAGCTATCATATTAAATCCATCTGCTCTTGAGTAATCATTACAAGTTGTTTGTAAACAGTTAGCAACATTTGGAATGTATAATGTTTCACTTCCACCGCCTATGTCCCCTCCGTTTGCTCTAATTGTTCCAACTCCTTTGCTGTAGTTTCCAAAGCTACTTGTAGTAAATGAGGTAGTTTCTTTCCTCTTTTCTCTGCTCGGTGTAATATCCCTTTGCAAGCTCTCGGACTCAAATAATACTTTGGCGGCACTTCTCCAGTCTCCAAGACATCCGACAACGAACACACGCTTGCGTCTTTGTGGCACTCCGAAATGCTGAGCGTCAAGAACTCTGTAGGCGAACCCATACCCGAGTTCAGCCATGCCTTTAAGGAGACAGGCAAAGTCCTCTCCTCCGTTACTAGAGAGAACACCTGGGACATTTTCCCATAAAATCCATTTTGGTTTAAAGTGGTCTGCAATACCGAGATAGGTGAGCATGAGATTTCCTCTGGGGTCTTCAAGACCTTTTCTAAGTCCAGCGACTGAGAATGATTGACAGGGTGTTCCTCCGACCAAAAGGTTGACTGGTTCATTTATATTCCACTCCTTAAATTTTGTCATGTCACCATAATTAGTAACATGTGGATAATGATGTTGTAATAATTGACTAGGGAATTTTTCTATCTCTGAAAAGCCTACAGGTTTCCATCCCATATCATGCCAAGCTACTGTTGCTGCTTCTATACCGCTACAAACTGATAAGTAGTTCATTCGTAATCCCACATCCAACCTAAATTAGTTTGTGCCCAAATTTCTATTGAGTTTTGGTATTCCGTCATTTCTGAAGTTGTTAATTTTGTGGTTGACTTAATAACTTCACAAGGCATACCAGCTATAACCTTTTGTTCTCTTAAAAATTTCCAACCCATAAGTTCATGCAACTGGGATTTGTCAATGCCTGTGTGCTGAGATATGCTTGTATATAACTGCCAAAGTCTTTCGTTTTGTTCAAGACTTCTGTTAAGTTTAGCGTCTGTTACTGTTACACGCCAGCGTTTAGTGAAGTCAAGAGTTTTTAGTTTCTCTATAAGCTGAGGTAAGTTGTCTTTGGTTAATGCCCACTTTATCATCTCTCCATCCTTTCGTTTTAAATACTTGTCCGTCTTTAGAAGTTGCTTTGTATTGAATATCATTCCCGAATAACTTTTTACATTGCTTAATAAATTCATTTATGGTCATGGACTCTCCTTATATCGCAAACCTTTATTATCAAAATAAAATCCCCAACTGCCTTCTACAGGATAGTTACGTTGTTTTTGTAAGTATACTACACAATCAGGAACACCTTTTAATTCCTCAGCAGTTTTTTCACCATTCTCAATATCACGTTCTTTCTTTTTGCATCTGTAAACACATAAGATGTTATCGCAAAGGTTACGAATATGAGAGCTACCTAAAATATGAGTAGCGTCTGGTGCTATAGTTTCATCTGCCATCTTACGAGTATGAGCTACTAAAAATATATGTATGTTTAAATCACGACATGATGTTGCAAGTCTATCAATAAACAATTTTTGCTTCTCGTAATTATCTTCAGATATATCACTCATCTTCATAAGACTGTCTATAACAAATACCTCTACACCTAAAACATGTTTGCCATAGTAAAGCGTAGCTATCATATCTTCTGTAGTGGTGCTTCCTGTTTGGTCATATATCCACAACTTGTCTGCTGCACGACCACAAAATTTTCTAATGTAATCCTCTGTAGGGTCTGTAGACTTTAATGATTGCTGAACCATACGAGAAAGAGTGAGTACTGCACGCATTTCTAAGCTAGCAATTAAACATTTAGTTTGCTGACCCATAAGAGATAATACAACTTGTGAAAGCCAAAGACTTTTCCCATGCGAACTTACGCCGGTTACAACTGTCAATTCAGATGGTCTCACTCTAAAATCTTGTTCACTCTTAACAAACCCTAAAGACTTACCAGATGATATTTCTTCTGAAAAGTATTTAACAACATCATCTGCAAACACAGAACTGTCTTTTACTAAAAACTCACTAGAACCATATTCATTATTAAAATATTGAGTAATGGTTTCTTTGCTAACTG